CTATTTTTGTTCAAAATCAAATGGAATCTGCCCATCTTCCACGTCCACAAACTCGTTACCATCGTCAGGTAATTTAAGCCAAACACACCTTTGTACCATTCCATTTATTCTTTTTGTGATTGTGTTCTTTCCATCTTTTCCAACCTTTACCAGTTCCTTTTTTCTGCCCCACGATAAAAACGTTCTGCTGGAACAGTTTGCTTCCTTGCATATCTTGTCAAATATGTTTTTAAGAATTACTGCATATCCGCTTTCAATTGTTCCCCAAATCTGTCTGTAATCGTCTCCGGTTGTTCCCGGAATGATGAAATTGTTCTTGTTTATTCCAATTTCTGAAATCATGTACTCATAGGCTCTTTGATTTTCCGACACTGCATCCTTATCCTTTAATAATTCAAAGCATTCGGCAAAGTTCAAGTATTGCCCGTCTTGAAACAGGTTTTCTGTTGCCAGCTTATCAGCTGTCAGAATGATTGACATTGGAAGAATCTGTTTTTCTTCCTTTTCCACTCCAAGCTGTTCTGCCCTTTTCGTGATTCTTTCCTGAAAATCCTTTTGTATCTTGGATATTTCATCTGTTCCCATGTTCTTTACAAGTTCAATGAATTCTTTTCCTGCAAAACCATAATTCTTCTTGATTAGTTCAACCACCTGATTTCCATTGTCGAATATGTAGCCTTCGCTCATTTCAACATCTATGATTCTGTTCACCGCTCCGCCCTGCATTGTTTCCGTTACAAGAGAATGCTCGTTATTGGTCAGAAACACGTTTCTCCAGGAATTGGTTGCATTGATTCCTAAATTGACGTTTGAACGCTCCTTTCCCTTTCCTGAACATAGAAAATAAACCAATGTTGAAAAGTCATCATCAAACTTGTTTTTTATCTGGGACATGTCATCAATCAGCACGGGAAAATTGTTTAGGAAATTTGTTCTTGTCTCCAATGCCGTTATGGTGGATTTTGGATCCGTCACGTATTCGTTATTACCGGGGAAGGCATAAATGGATGCTGCCAGCATTAATGCCACTGTCTTGCCCTTTCCCGTGTCTCCCCAGAGATTTACAATGAACGGCAATGCATTCAATGGCTCTATTAGAACTGATGCGAATGCTGCAGCAATGTAAATCTTTGGCTCCAATCTTCCCTTTGTCCTGATTTTCTTCACAAGGTCATACCATTTTTCCCTGTTGCCTGCCGTTCTTATTGATTCATAAAGCATCTTAAAGTTGAACTCATTATCAAAATAGACATTCACGTCATATGGAACAAAGTCTCCTCTTATCCATCCCAACTTACTTGTGGAATTTCTCACTTCTATTTCCTCAACGTTCAGATTTTCAACATCAGAAAGATAACTTACCAATGCCTTTGAATTTTCACTTGTCACGGACACTCCATAATCGGCTAATGCCACTATTTTTGAGCTGGAGGCTATGATTGACTTGTCCACGACTATGTCTTTCCAGATTGTGCCCTTTTTAAACTTAAGCTTAACCTTTTCCTTTCCTGTCTGAATGTTTATCATTCTTGCCACCGGGAGAATTGGGTGATAACAGGCAAGCCTTTCTCCCTGTACCGTGTAAGTTCTCACTCCGCTATCGTTTGCCACCCACGCACCGCAATCGTAAGATTCTTCACATCCTGAAAAATCAATGACATTATTGTTTGTCTTTGAACCTCCGCGAATGTCTTTTTTTGCCAATTCCATTAATCTTTTTTCTTCTTTTTTCGCTGCGTTCATGAGTGTCTTGAACTTAGTCATGCATTTTAACTGCTCGGATCTGTCCATTGCTTCCTGAATCATTATTTCCCTGGCAAGAAGATCCTCTTCGTCCATTATGCTTTCAATTGTACGTATGGATAAAAGCTCTTTTTTATCCATTTTTTCAAAATTCAAATCTTCCCACCTCTTTCCAACAAGTAATCATATTCGCCCCAAAGTGTTGTCAGCTTGTTCTCTGCAAGACACCACGGGTCCGACAGGGGTTCTGAATCAAGTTTTATTTTTTTGTAAAACTCAATCATTAATGATAAATATTCCAATCTATGCCTTATTAGCGTAAGTTTCTGCTCTTTCTTTTTTCGCTGCGTTCTTGAGTGTTGAATTTTTCGCATGTATGAAAAATTTTTCCTTTCGTGCCGATACTCACCGCCAAGATTCAGGTAAGCTTCCTTAAATGAAAGGTTATCCATTCTGCTAACAAAATCAAACACGTCCCCTCCGGCTCCGCAGCCAAAGCAGTAAAACGAATCCCTGTATATTTTCATTGATGGGGATCTGTCACCCTGATGAAATGGACACCTGACAAATCCCGCTCTGTTTGGAACCAACCCATAATTTCCAATCACTTCCTTCATTGAACATGATTGTTTTATTTCATCCTTATCCATAATCAACACCCAATAATTCGCATATTACCTTTCCAGTGCTGTTTTTATGGCAAAATTTCCATTCAATTCCATAAGCCATTGCTATTCTGTACATTTCTTCCTGTAGTCTTGCTCCGCTTAATCTCTGATATTTTGACTGCCAGTTTCTAACATCCTTTAAGTCATTTATTCCGCTTTGCTCTACAAGAACAATCATCCTGACATGATTTTGATAAGCCAGCCTTACTTCTCTCCAGAATCTGCTTTTGTCATTACTGCACAGATTTTGCGCCACCTCCTGTAGATTTCTCTTTCTGTCTATCACAAGGTTTTCCTTTCCAATCACGCAATAATCTGCTATGTCCATCTTCTTGTCAATGTATTCAATGTTGTTCTTATCAAAAAATGCTTTTATGTTTGCAATGGCCTGTGGTTTTTCTCTCGTGTCTATCTGTATCATCAAAAATTGAATGGTAGACCGAAATCATCCACATTGTCAGGAATATTCATGAATCCGTCCCCTGTCGGCACTGTCCGCTGTTTTGCCTTCTGACCTTTTTCTGATGAATTGTCACTGCCCTTGCTTTCAACAAATTCGTGTTCAAGAACAAGACATTCGTTTGTGTACACCTTATTGCCATCCTTATTTTCATAGCTTCCGGTTCTCCATTCACCGACAACTGCTATCTTCATTCCCTTGAACAGGTATTTTTCAACAAATTCTGCTGTCTTTCCAAGGGCTGTGCAGTTTATGAAATCTGCATCAGGTTGTCCATCAGTCTTAAATCTTCTGTTAACTGCAAGATTATATTTTGCAACCACCATCTGCCCATTGGCACTCTGTGAAAATCTCACTTCCGGGTCCCGTGTTAAACGCCCTATTAATGTAACCTTATTCATTCTTGGCATCCTCCTTAATTTCTGCGTTTATTGCTTCCGTCAGGGCACTTGCCGTCCTCGGTTGCTCAAACCATTCTGATACTTTTGTTTCCTTGTTCTTTATTCCGTTAAAAATGCCTATCATTTCAAGCAATTCCTGTTCCGTGATTGATTCAACCGTATGGTTTAGTCTCTTCTCCAACTGTTCCTTTGACACTCCCAGCTTTTGGAATGCCACAACCATATTGTTGACCTTGTCAATGAATGGAATTGTGTTGTCACCTGCAAGCGTCTTCTTGCATTCCTGAATGCAGGCTTCCACCAAATCCGGAGGAAGAATCGCAAGAATTCTGCTGCGCAATCTTCTTGCTCCCATATTTGCATTTAATTCATAAATGTCCCTTTGACTTTTCAGTTCAGTGTTTCCGTACTTGCTTTCACGAATGTGCTTATTTGTAAAATTCTGCAACGACATGGTGTTTGTTTCCAAATCCCAACAATATGCCTGCATTTCCGACTGACCATTACTGTTTGACAATTCCTTTATTCCATAATCCAGATTTCCATAACATCTCGCCAATTCTTCTGCAAATCTTATTGTTACTCCTGTAATTGTTTCCTTTCCTCTTGGATATGAATAAAATGCCTTTGAAGCCAGACCTGTTCTTTGACAACTCTGTATCGCCTTTGAGAATGCTTCCGTTTCATTTCTTGGAAATTTCTTTGCTATCAATAACTTTCCCTGCGCTTCAGCTACCGCCCTGCTACTTTCTATTGCAACTGTTCCCTGATTTATGTCACTTGTTGGCAGACTGTTTCCAGCCTGCACCACAACCTCATTTCTTTCTTCCATGGTATTCCTCCTATAACTCTATTACTGTCAGATCCTCATCATCCGTTGTTCTTGTGGCAATGAACTGTAATCCCTTTTCCTTGCATTTCTTATACAGTTTTTCCCTCATTTCGGACGCAAGTCTCTCAATTCCATCAATCAATATGATGTGCAATCCGTTTGGATTCTGAATTGCGACATCAACGCACAAGTTGAGCTTTTCTCCATCAGACAAATTACTTACCGGAAGATTGTTTATCAATGGAATTCCATCAACAACAGTAAGACCTTCTATCGGTATTGAACATTCCTCCAGAATTTTGCCCGGAAGGTTTCTTGCAAGCTCAATCTTTGCCGTAAGCTCACTTGAACGTGCCATTAACTGCTTAACCTCACCTTCAAGTCTTTCCATTCTTCTATATTCGTTAATGTGAGCCTTCATCTTTTCTACACTGGAAACTTCTCTTTCCATTTCTGATGTGTCCGTAATCTCCATGTTCGCATATTCCTCATATGCCTTTAAGTCTGCAATGTGTTGAGCCATCTTTTTGTCATGCTCTGCTTCTATCACTCTTAATTTTTCTTCTTTTCTTAAAGAGAGTGCTTTTTGCTGTTCCATTAAGAGTTCTATCTGATGTTTTAAGTCCGCCACTGTGTCACTTATTCTTTTTTCCTCTGCACTAATTTCCTTTTCAAGAGCTGATGTGGCTATCTCCCTTTCTGCATCTATTCCCCTTGTCGTGTTTGCCTGATTCTGAATGATTAGCCTTGCCCTTGAAATCTGATTGTTCTTGCTCTTTATGGTTTCGATTGTTTTGTAGGCTTCTCCAAGATTTGCCCTTTCCCAACGTTCAACATCATATTCTGCCGGAATTGTACTTGCTATATCTTCAATGAATGCTTTCTTGTTTCTTATTTCCCTGTTAAGGTCCTGTCTTGATTTAAAATACTCACCCTTTTCACTCTGAATGTCTGACAAAACCTTAAGTATGTTCTGATCGTAGTCAATCCATGAAGGTATTTCTCCGAACCATTCCCTTATGGTGTTTAAATCCCAGTCAAAATCAATCATGTCTAAGATTATTGAGTTTTGCTGCTGTTTTGACATTTGTAAAAACTCAACCGGATTTAACTGCAGGTTCGTGAATAATTCTCTTAATAATGTTTCAGGACTGTTAACACTGACCCCTGACTGTTTGATTGATTTATAATCTGCCTGATTTACCCTGCATTTTCTGTCAATGCTTAAACCGGTGTCGGTTTCAATGATTATTTCGCCTTCAGCCTCCCCTGATCTTACTATGTAATCCCTGTCGGATTTGTTTGTTAACGCATACTTTATTGCATCTATTACGGAACTTTTCCCCACTCCGTTCTTTCCTATTAATTCAATTGATTTTCCGTCTGCATCATATTCCCTGATTCCAAACAGGTTCTTAATCTTTATTTTTGTTATGTTCATTTAGTCCTCCTAATTTATTTCTCGTAATCTTTTCTTATCCAAGCCGGCAATGAAAGACTGTTTATGTCTCCATTGATTCCGTTGTATCCATACCAGTTGTTATTTTCCCTGCAGTAATGATATGTTCCCAAATACTCCCTGAAAAGGTCCTGCCCCCTTAACATCATGTATTCATCAGCCTGTAAAATGTTAACTGCATAAGGTGGCTTTTTTTCAATGGCAATGAACACGAAACAGCACTTTTTATTAATGTTTTTGCTCACTCCCTCACAGTACATGTATGCCTGAAGGTCATATCCGTACTCCACGGCCTTTTTCATGAACATATCCGTTCTTGCACTTTCGCAGGTCTTTAAGTCTGCAATGATTGTTGTTCCACCTATTTCTGTCATTATGTCCGGTCTGCACTTGCATTTCTCACCTGTCATTTTATCCGTCCAAAAAAAGGACTGCTCATGTTTTCCTTCCAGCAGTTTTCTTGCAATTGGTATTTCATTGATTGAGTCTGCCATCTGCATTATGGCGTCCATGTCGTCCTGCTCTACAAAAAACTTTCCTTCATTTTCTGCCAAAAACTGTCTGTATGTTTCCTTTCCTGCCTTGGTTCTCTTGTCACAATTTGGAATGATTGCATATTCTTCCTTAAATTTTTCAGGTTCCAAGACATAAGAATGTAGTGCTATTCCGAACAATAGTGCCTTACTTTGCTCTGCCGGGTTCTCCTGTTCATATTTAAAATGTTTTGGACTTCTTGATATTTTAAATAAGTCTGACCTTGATATTCCTTCTGCTTCCCTGTATTCCTTGTTAGTCATTCTGCACCTCCAACATTTCGTCCGTGCAGTGCATCATCAATGTAACCAGTATCACCATTCCCAGAGCCACAAGTAACTGCCCTGCCTTGCTGTCTACCTCAATCCAGCCATTGACTAACATCACTGCTCCTGTTATTACTCCTATTACCACGTTCTTGAATCCGTTAAGTACTCTGTACTTTTCAGCCATAATGTGGTAATCTTTAGGTGTATTGTTTTTGTGAGAGCTTGAATGTAGTGGTGTATATTCAGGCTCTTTTTTTCTTTTAATTTCTTTCACTCCAAGTCTGTTTGCTTCCATCTTTTGCTCCTTTACTTTGAAAACAGATCATTAAGATTTTTTATTCTTTCTGTTTTCATCTTCTCAAGTTCCTTTTCAATGTCCTCTTCATCCATATCTGCCGATGCGATTATTTTTTGATATATAATTTCGCCATACTCTGGTCCAAACACATCAATCGTTTTTTTATGCACACTTCTAAGTATGCATGCTGTTTCTGAAAATATGCTCAAAAAATTTCCTTCCAGCAGTAATTCTGTTTCTGTTACCTTAATCATCTTTTATCCTCCAATCTTTCCAACCATTTCGGTAGTCTTTTCATCCGTCCAACTAATTGGCTTAGTCAGATGCGGACACATAGTGTTATTAATGTTCATCTGTCTGCCCAAGGGACAGCTCTTACAACTTCCTGAATACTTAATGCAGGTCTGCCTTAAGTTTCTTAAGCTGTTAATTGCTCCCACCAATTAAATCACCCCTTTCTCTTTTGCGTAGATTATAATTATGGAAAGTATTCCCTAATCTCTTTAAAATTTCTTCTGCTTTTTCGTTAGACACTATGCAATCATCATGAATGATGATTTGTGTTCTTCCGATATTAAATTCCTCTACTACCATCCCCTAACCTCCTTTTGTTCTTTTTAATTAAGATATGTTTATTTGAATTTGTCCTATTCCTACTTACATTTTGATGAAGTAATCCATTACAATTATTAATCACGTTCCAGCACAGCCCATATTTTATTTCTTTTTATCTTCCATTGTGGTTTCTCCTAAAACTGAAAATCTCTTGTATAAAATGTGTGATACCAAATTCTTAATGCCCGCTCGTTCTTGTACCATCTAATAAAAGGTTGGTAGTCTGCGTGTCCTCTTTTTTTTCTCTTAATGCTCCAGCCGTTACTGTGCTTTTTGAATTTTAATGTCATTGTATATCCTCCTATAATTTCCACAGCGCCTGCACAATCAAGGCATTGACTGTTAAGCCTTTCTTCTTTGCCAGCTCCTTTAACCTCTTGTGTAACTCCACTGGTATTCTTATTGTTGTCTGTATCATTCTGTACTCCTTTCGTTTTGGTATCATAATGATACGACTTTTACCGAGGTTTTCCTTGTGCTGTAGGCACGAGGTTTGTCAACAGTTTTATAAGATAAATTAACGAATCTGTTCGATGATATCTCTAATCATTGATGTTCCTGAATCCATATGAACATTTGCAGTTTTCACTGCTCTGTACCAGAAAGTCGCCACAACTGTTTCGTTGTCTTTGTTGTATTTCAAACTTTCCAATTCCTGAAAATCTCTTGTTTCCTGTAATACTGGTACTAATAAATCGCATATTTTCTGTTTATCTTCCATTTGTTTCTCCTCTTTTTCTTTACGTATCGTGTTTTGCTTTCCATAATATTTTACGTATCGTGTACTTATTCAGCAAAAAAAATTTCTTCTACTGTTTTGTTATAGTAATTAGCTATTTTTAATTTAAGAGGATCTCTTGGAACTCTTTCACCTGCTTCATACATTGCAATAGCTGATTTGCTTACACCAATTGCGTTTGCAACTTCTTCTCTTTTACGTTCCCCTCTTAGTTCTATTAGTCTTTGTCCTATAACTTTTGTATTCACTTTATCACTTCCTTTACTTTTTTTAATAATATGTTATAATTAATTTAATCACTTGGGCGACTTAGCAGGAATGTTAAGAAGTGTCGCCCTTGTGTGTCTTTGTTATTTACCGCCCTACTTAGTTATTTAAGTAGGGCTTTTACTTTTTCTTTTGCTTTCTCCAAATCTTCGCTTTCTTCCAAGATTGCTAAGATTTTTCTTGTTTGATTTTCTTCTGTCGTTTGTTTTAATAATTCTGCTAAATTCATTTCTTCGTATTCCATTTCTTTTCTCCTTTCCTGCATCTCCTTGCTACTCTTATATTGTACACGTTTTGTGTACCTATGTCAACCACTTTTTGTGATTTTTTTGTTGTTTTTTTTCACATTTCGTGTATACTTATATTAAGATATAAAAAAGGAGGTCTTCTTATGAATAATTTTTCTGATATGCTAAAATATTTACGCAAAAGAGAAGGGTTAACTCAACAGGAATTGGCTAAAAAGCTAGATATTTCAAAAAGTACTGTTAGTATGTACGAAAATGGAAACAGAGAACCTGATTTTGAAACCTTAGAAACTATTGCTGATTTTTTTAACGTTGATATGAATTTTTTAATGGGAAAACCATCAAATCCTTTCCCAGAAGTCAACACTCTTGCAGCACACTTTGAGGGTGAGGAATTTTCAGAAGCAGAAATGGAAGAAATTAAAAACTTCGTTGAATTTGTAAAGAATAAAAGAAAGTAGTCCTTTTTATGGGACACCTTAAAAAGTATACTCTAGTGGGGAGGTGATTTCTTGAACCAGTTAGAACAATTAGAATCAGAAGCCTGCGAGGATGGTATAAAAGTTGTAGATTATTCTTTTGACAGCCCAAATATCAAAGGGTTGTATTGTGACGGTGTTGTTGGTATAAGTGATAGTTTGGAAAACTCTACACAGAAACGTTGTGTTTTGGCAGAAGAAATGGGACATCATCATACTTCTAATGGAAATATATTAACTATGAGTTCTGCATCCAATCGCCAACAGGAGCATAGAGCAAGGATTTGGGGGTATCAGAAATTGATTAATCTAGACAGCATTATTGCAGCTTATGAGAACCACTGCACTAATTTTTATGAGACTGCTGAATTCTTAAACGTAACAGAGCAGTTTCTGACAGACACCATAAATGCTTATATGCATAAATATGGTTGCTACATAAAACACAAAAATTACATCATTGAGTTTGGATATAATTCAGTTGGTGTGATTAAAAATATAAATGATTAGAAGGAGGTTTCTATGGGATTATTTAGTAAACGTACTACTTGTACTGTATGTAATTGTAATGAATCAAAGAAAAGTTTAGCAGATGGTTATATTTGTAAAGATTGTATTTCCAAATGCTATCCATATATCATTACAATGTCTTGGAAAAATTACAAAACAGATGAAATTAGAATGGCCATATCTAAATCAGAAAAAAACAAAGAGCTTCTTGAAATTTTTACTCCAACCAAAACTTTCAAAAAAATGCTTTCAGTTGATGCTAATCACAAATTGTGGATGTATGGAACATCAAATATTGTTTTTAATTTTAATGACGTTGTTTCTTATGAGTTAATCCAGGATGGTGAATCAATAACTAAAGGTGGTGTTGGTAGAGCTGTTGCTGGTGGGATTCTTTTTGGCGGTGTTGGTGCTGTTGTTGGTGGTCTTACTGGGAAGAAAAAAGTTGTTACCGAAATTAAGGAATATGCATTGAATGTTGTTACAAAAAATGAATTTTTCCCTAAAATTCTTATAAATTTTTTGACTGTTACTTCCACTAAATCTAATAGCATTATTTTTAAAACCGCACAGGCAAATGCTCAAAATATTATGGCTGAATTTGATTTAATGATTGAATCAACGAATAGTTCTGAAAAAGATATACAATTATCGTCAGCTGATGAACTAAGAAAATTCAAAAATTTACTAGATGATGGAATCATCACACAAGCAGAATTTGATTTAAAGAAAAAACAATTACTCGAACTATAACATTTTAAATAAAAAGAGCCAGCCACTAAGGACCAGCTCCAAGTGATACAATATCACCCTAGACAAGTCATATTGTATCACATAATGGAACATCTGGCAAAGGCTGGGTGTTATTTTTGTACCCATTTTTTAATAAAATCAAATATAAAGGAGTGATATACTATGGCTTATTGTATTTATTTAAGAAAATCCAGAGCTGATAGAGAGTTAGAACTGCAAGGTTTTGGAGAAACATTAAAACGTCATAGAGATACATTAATTGAATTAGCAAAAAAGAAAAATTTGCCAATTGGTGAAATCTATGAAGAGGTTGTTTCCGGTGATAGCATTGCTGCAAGACCTCAAATGCAGAGATTACTCAATGATGTATCTGATGGGAAATGGGAGGGTGTTCTTGTTATGGAAATCGAGCGTCTTGCCCGTGGTGATACTTCTGATCAGGGAATAGTTACCAAGACGTTTACTTATTCCAATACCTTAATCATTACCCCGATGAAAACATTTAATCCCACAGATGAATTTGATCAGGAATATTTTGAATTTGGCTTGTATATGTCAAGAAGAGAATATAAGACTATTAAAAGAAGATTGCATGCTGGAATGGAAGCAAGTTGCAAGGAAGGTAATTACATACATCATACACCACCATTTGGATATTCCATTGTAAAGAACAAAAAATCCAAAGGTTATAGGCTGGAACCTAAGCCGGGAGAAGCAGAAATTGTAAAGTTGATTTTTCAATGGTATACAAAGGGAATTCTAAAAGAAGATGGCAGTTATGAACTTTTAGGGACAGCTCGTATTGCAGACAAGTTAAATTCTGAATATTCAATTAAACCCTTAGGTGGTGTTTGGACCATTCCAACAATATCTACCATGCTTAGAAACGAACATTATTTAGGATATATTGTTTTTGGGAAAAAGAAGCGAAAAAAGGTTGTTGAAAACGGAATTATCGTCGATAAATGGACACGTAACGAATCCTATGGACTATACAAAGGAAAGCATCCTGCTCTTGTATCTCAGGACACATTTAATTTGGCCCAGGAAAGATTATCCAGAAATCCAAGAAGACCTTCAAAAACGATAACCAATCCACTTGCCGGTGTAATAAAATGTGGTATGTGTGGAAGAAGTATGTATAGAAGACCTTACCAAAAAAGAGGTCAGTCCGCTTCACTAATATGCTCTGAAAAAACATGTCATAATGTGTCTTCTGCTTTTTACCTTGTTGAAGATGCTTTGTTAACTGCCATTAAGGAATGGATTGATGGATACGAAATAAAGGAAGAAGCAAACAAGTATGACACTTCTGTTTTGGAATCCAAGGCAAAACTCTTGGAAGAACAGCAAAAGCAATTAATAACATACAAAAACCAGTTAACAAAAGTATTTGAAGCTTATGAAAACGGAATATATGATAGTGATACTTTTCTGAACCGACAAAAAACTGTTTCTGAAAGCATTTCTTCTACAGAGAAAGCAATTGTTAAGCTTAATAAAGAAATAGCAAATGAGAGAGAAATAATTAGCCATCAGGAAGAGATTATACCAAAGGCTAAAAAGATTTTGGAAATCTATAAAACTTCTGATGATGTTCAATTAAAAAATGACTTAATGAAGTCTATTCTGGATAAGGTTGTGTATACCAAAACTGCCAACGGACACTTCAAAGACCAAAGACAAGATGATTTTAAGCTAGAGCTATTCCCGAAACTGCCCAAGAACAAAGGGGATTCTAGCGAATGATATAGTCGAAGCACCAACGAACTTGGGCATCTCGAA